TATAACCTTGTAGCTGCCAATAATAATCTTTGTTTTTAATCGTTTCGTCGAATAAAGGAAACGTGGACCCGTTCCAACTGCATTTTATATCCGCAAGTAAGGAATCAGTATTAATGTCAGGCTCGCCCGTTAACCAATCGTTGTTAAACCTGGTCTCATTCTTAACTACGAAATCCCAATTTAAGACCTCTGAGGCGAATTGAATTGCTTCATCCTCCATCTCTAAACCTTTATCAGTGTAACGGCTTGAAAACTCTTTATAAATCCCCAATTCACGCTCTTTGAATAGGTCTTGAATATAACTTTTTGCCGTTTCTGATAATGTTTCGCTTTTTGTTCGTGGGTCCGTCATCAACTTCCCTAAACTTGAACATCTGAATAGTAATTCGCTCATAATTCTAATTGGTTTAAAAGTTCCTCAGCATATTTAATAGATATTTCAGCGGTTGTAAAAGCATCAAAAGTATTAGCATCTTTATTAGCCAACATTCCTTGCATTGCTAATCCTGCAAAATATTCACGCTTTGTTAAGCCAGAAAGAGATGGCATTGTGTCGCGTTGGATTGGATGAATTGCTTGTTCTGAATTTTTCATAATAATTTTAATGCTGACTTTTGCAAATCGGTTAATTCAAACTTAAATAAATCCTCTTTTTTTGAAATTCCATTTTGTATAGAAATACAAGCATTTTCAAACCTATCATTAGTTAATATAGGTTTTGGCTTTTGTGGTACTTCAATAGTGCTTGAATGCGTTTTATCAGTGTCATCAATTGCACCCGTTGGAACTAAAAAAGAGTAAAGTAATGCGTTTTTTAATGCGTACGTTGTCGCCTTACCAGCTGACTTGTCCTGTGTGTCAACTCCATGACCATAACCCACAATTGTTAAACTTTCATTTGTAAGTGAATGCGTAATTAAAAACTTTGCAATAACCTCTGTGAAAATACTTTGCTTTTGTTTTATTTGAGTTTTATTATTATACGTTTCCTCAGCCTCCCAACGGTCAATTTGCACCTTTGGCTGTATATCAATAGGCAAACACGTTAAATTGTTATCAGCCATTGCAGAACCAATAATGTATTTCACGTCTTTATCAGCTACTCCTTTGTAGGAATTTTGTCCGCTTCCAACAGTCATAGATTTATCAATATTTTTAACGGCTTTCATTACGTTAATAATTGATTCGTGTAAACCGCTTGCTTTTGGTAAATCAATTAAATTATCTACTTCTTTAACTGCATTTTGCTTTGAGATTTCTAAGTAATCTTCAAAACTTAATTTTTCTTCTGTACTCATTTGACTTGTTTTAGTTTTGTTCTACAAATATAAACTTTCTTTTTATATAAACAACTATTATTTTAATTTATTTTTAAAATCTTCTAAATTTCTTATTAACCAATACTCAAAACCTAGATTTTCTACCTTATTTTGAAATATAATTTGTTTATCCGATTGCTTACCAGTAGCATCTTTAAACTCGCAAAAGATAACTTTATTTTGCATTATAATTATTGTATCTGAAACACCTGACATCATTCCTAATGCTTTTTTATACATTTGTTCAGCTGCAGATTTTCCCTCATTTGGTACGCTAAAAATTAAATTACTTGTTTTTAGGTTATTATTTCGAAACCAAATAACGCATTCTTGTTGTATTTTACCTTCCGATTTTTTCATCTCTTTTTTTATTTATTATATCAATTATAAAATCTCGGTGCCATTTGTTAAATTTCTTGTTATATTTTTCACACCATTTTTCTAATTCAATTAACGCTTGTAAATTACACCACTCATCTGTTACAATTGTTCTATATTTTGATTGATAATTTAAAATGTGGTCGCAAATTTTATAAATTATTGAATAAGGTTTCCAATTCTTTTCTTCTGCTAATAAAAATAATTGGTCTAAGGGAACCATTATTGGATTTTCTTTTACTAAAAGATATAATTTTTGCTCTTTTTCCTCTTTGGCCTGTGCTTCTCTTTCAGCTTCAAAATCATGGCCGCAATTATCACACGTTATTTTTCTTGTATGCAAAGTAAAACCACATTTTGGGCATTCTTTTATAGGCATTGCACCCTCTGAGGTTTTTTCTTTTCCTTTTTTACCCTTTGCAAAATATGTTTCCCAATCAAAGAAACCATCATAAAAACCATGTCTAATCGTATTTTTTCCTAAATCAATTACTGTAAAATCTTCTTTATTTTCTGATAACCTGGAACCCCTACCAATCATTTGTAAATATAAAGCAAGTGATTTTGTCGCTCTATTTAAAAAAATTGTCTTAATTGTTGGCTCATCAAATCCCGTTGTAAGAACTCCAACATTGCATATTATAGCGTCATTTTGATTTCGGAAATTATTTAGTATTTGTTTACGTTCAATTAACGGCGTTTCACCCGTAATTCGATACACGTTTAAACCTTCTTTTTTCAATGCTTCATAAACCGTATCGTTGTGCTGAACATTTACATTAAATATTAACGCCTTTTTTCCTGGTGAATAATCCCAATATGCATTAACTACATTCGACACCATTTTTTCAGAAGAATAAAAATCTTGTAATTCCTTTTCATCAAATTCACCACGTTTCTCTTTAAATTTCTGAACACCAACCAAATCACTTGCAACTCCGTAAACCTTACAATTCAATAAATACTTGTCAAATATTAGTTTATCAATAGAAACGGGCATTATCATTTTATCGTAATAATTTGATAATGGTTTATCATTTATTGGGGTTGCTGTAACACCTAAAATTTTTGTTCTTTTATCCAAAAAATATGGCATCTTTTTAAAATTACCAATATGGCATTCATCAATTATTACTAATCCAAAAAATGGGAGTTTATCCAATCTTCTGTGTAATGTTTCGACCATTCCAACATAATAATCGTAATTATTAGGAATTAATTTTACACCTTTTTCAATACAAAATACCTTTTCACCTAATGAATTTTTGGCTTGTTCTAATAATTCACTTCTATGCACCAGGATTAAAACCTTTTCAACATTCTCAGTAAAATAACGTTTTGCAATTTCACAAAATGTATAAGTTTTGCCGCTCCCAGTTGGCATCTGTAATAAAATATTCTTTTCCTCGCAATTTTCAAAAACGTCAATTGCTTCATTTTGATAATCTCTTAGCATCTTAATTGAAAATTACGTTGTACACTCTTCTAGTCTTACCATTCAAACATTTTATATTTTGTTCAAATGAACATATTTTCAATGCCTGACCCATTCGTTTATTTGTTGTTCTAAATGATGGATATAATTTTTCTAACTACAATTTTATTTCGGTATTTGTCATTGATCCGTAAGCGTCAATTTTTAAATGTTTCTGAATTAACTCAACTTCTCCCATTACTTCTGTATTTTTAGTTGTTGATTTGTTCAAAAATTCAATTTCTTCTTTATTTAAAAACCATCCTTTCTTATCCTTTTCCCATTCGTTGTAAAGTTCAATAAACAATTTTGTTTTGTCAATCTTTACATAACGCTCAAAATCAAATGAAATTAAATTAATTGGTATAATTCTTCTATTCCCAGTGGGGTCATTAATCACATCATAATCATTTGATGTACCACCCAATACTGATAATCTATTTAAATCTTCTGAAACCTTACCATAAGGCATACGCACTGAAAAAGTTTGTTGCGAAGATAAACGCTTCAATTTTGTAGCATCCTTTTTTGTTTTACCTCCAAATTCATCATCTACTATTAACCATTTTTTCGTCATTAAAATTTCACTGTCTTTTCCATCATCCAAATTTGATTCTGCATAAAACTTTTTTAACTCAGTAGGAAATAAATTTCTGAAAAATTCAGTCTTTTTTATTCCTTGTTCACCACTTAAAACCAAAATCATAAGTGAATAGGTACCATAAGCCGAACCAATTAAACCGAGCATCCATTTTTTTAAATAAACATCTAAATAATCAATTACTTCATGATTTCCATTTTCATCATAAATAATATGGTCTATCTGAAAACATTTTATTAACTCTTCAAATTGGCCGCCACATTCAATATGTTTATTTTTATCAAACCATTCATGAATTGGGTTATAACTTTTTGAATTATCTCTATTTTGAATTAATGTAAAAACTTTATCCTTTGAAATACCGTCATCAATTTTCTGCCAAACAGTTGTATAAAATTTAGCCAAAATCCTATCCGTCATTTCTTCATTTCCAAATTCAAAATTTCTAGTGATTTCATTGAAACGAACTTTTGAGAATTTTATTAATTCAATAATTAATCCAATTTCCGTTTCATCTTCTTTTTTATTTTCAATTAAACGTGCAATTAAATTTTCATCATCATTTATTTTTAACTCTTTTAAAACCTCTTTTGGATTGTCAGTTAATCGAACTATTGATTTTATTTGTTTTGTTTTTTCGGAAAATATTTGTATGCCTGCCTCTTTAAATTTAAAATACACACTTGCAATTGAAATGCCTGTTGTATCTCTTTTACAAATTTTAGTATAATCTTCATCAACTTTCTTATAATCATATTTTGAACTACTTGAACAAAGGGCGTGAAAATAATCTCTTCCATCATATCCAAATTCTGAGGCCAATCCAAAACCCAATTTTAAATAATCTTCATATGAATCAAATAAATTCATTCCTTTTGCGGTCATAACCATTTCATCAAAATCTGACTTTACAACAAACTGTTTTGTTTCTCGAATGATAATATCTTTTTTCTTCAAATATTTCTTAAAAACCTTTGATTTTTCATTAATAAACAAATGTGGGTCAAATGAAACGAATCGCAACCTAGAAACATCTTTACAAGCCTTATCAATTACAATCGAATAATTCACAAAAAGATATTCTTCTATACCTAAAAACGCTTCTAAATGCTTATTTCCATCAATTCTAATATAGATAGCATAACCACCATTTCCACTAACTGAGTCATGCATACAATGTACATAACTATCTTCTTTCAATTGTTCAATGTCTAAAACACAAACCTGGTCTTTCGCATCAACATCAATACATATTAAGCCTGAGTGTTCAATTAAACCTTTCGCATTTCTAACCTTAAATACTCCTGATGGGGTCAAGGCCATTAAATTAGTTTTTTCCAGCTTTCCAATTCTATAATTCAATACAGAATCTTGCCATCTACCATTTTTTACACCTTCAAAAAATTCACTTTCTGAAATGTTTTGCTTTGGCATAGCATCTTTTTCCTTTACTTTTTCAAATAAACTTATCATAATTTTTATACGTATTAAAAACCCCTCGGCACTAGTAGCTGGAATGGACTAGCGCGCGAGAAGTCTTTTATTTAATTTTTTTTGGGAAGTTTCCAGCTTTACCCGATATGCAAATATACAACTTTTTTCTATTATTACACATTACACTAGAATAATTCTTTTTTTTTAATGTGTAAGCCTTGCTACCATTGGTCTATATCTCTATTATTACACATTACACTAGATTATCATAATTATAACTACTACAGAATAATAATAATTTATTTTATTTTTCATTTATTTACGTTAGAACTTTCTTTAATTATACGTTTTTTCTGTAATGTGTAATAATTACGCGTAAAGATTTGATTTTTATATCGTTACTTTATTACACTTTATTTCAATTCTTCTGTAATAATCTATAAAACAAAAAAAACACGCTATAAAATAACGTGTCTGCATTGTAAATTTTGTAATTGTATTTAAAAGTTTTCGACGGCCTTTAATACTCTTTCTGTCACAAATATAATAAATTTATTTAGTTATTCGTCTTTTTCTAAAAATAATTGTTGACACGCTTTTTTCCTTTGAACGGTAGCCTATTGCGTGGATAAATTCG